GCGCGAAGCTGCTCCTCGAGGGTGTGCGGACGTTGCTCCGCTCCTTCGATTTTGTCGACGTGCAGACGGATCGTGCCGGAGTTCACTCCGAGAGCGAGAGCCGTCTGTCGCAAGTTGCGGCCGTTTTTTAGCCAGGCTGCGTGAACAGCCACCGAGTCGAGGTTCTTCTTTGCTGTTGTCATTCTGTTTTGAAAGTCGTGAGCGCTTGTTGTAAGAGCGCGCCCAGGTTGTCGACGAACGCCTCGTCGTGAGAGAGATCGTGGTTCATCATGTCCAGGAGTGCGTGACACAGCTCGTGACAGAAGGTCGCCTGGAGCTGCGTCTCGATCGGATCTGCTAGGAGGTCGATGCGGAGCTTGTCGGGTATCCAGATTCCGACGTTGCCCTTGCCGTGACGCCATTTTGAGCGCGGAATGACGCGGACCTTGATCGTGTGACCGAGGAGCTGGAACTCCTTCGGGATGCCGGTCGCCACTAGGTTACCGATGCGGGAGCGGTGTCGTCGTAATCGCCCGGAGCGCCAGGTTCGCAATCGACCCGACGAGCAGAATAGCCGCGGCGACCTGGGCGCCGAATAGCGTCGTCAGGTGAGCGCCGGAGAGCTCGAGGCCTCCCAGGACGGCGAGCGCGACATTGATCCAGACCGTCCGTGAGCGAATCGCCCCGCGGAGCCAGTCAAGCGACGTGATCTGCGACTCTTCGGTCATTGGCGAATCTCCGTAGTAGGTTGGAAAGAGCGACGCAGCACGTCGGACGAAGAGTCCTGATGCGGTCGGCGTGATAGATGAACTCCGGCTCGAGAATCAGCGACGCGCATCGAGTCGCGCGTAGGAAGTAGAGCGGCCCCTTCGACTTGTCTGCCTGGTAGAAGCCAGGCTTGAGGCCTCGGTCCGGTGAGAAGTATTGCGCGAGCACCGCCTGGACCTCGCGCCCAAGCAGGAGCCCGCTCGAGCTGCCCGGCATATAGAGCGTCTCGCTGCCCTGCCCTGCGTTCTTCGGGCTCGCGTTGAAATGGATTTCGATCGCGAGGTCACTCGAGGTCGCCCTGGCATTGATCCATCGGACCTTTGCGCCGAGCTCACCAGGCGGGACGACGGTCGCGTCGGGCATAAGCCGAGAGAGCTCCGTCACCCAGGCCTGCGCTTCGGTGTGTTCCACGAAGCCGCGCCAGGCCGCGCCAGGTGCGCGCGGATGGTGTCCGGCGGATAGGAAAAGCATCAGCGACGAACGAGAGCTCGGTCGAGCTTGTCCTCAATCGACTTCAGACGCTCTGTCTGGTTCGCAAGCTGCGCCTCGATGACGGCAATTCGCCGATCGGCCTCCGGCTGGATCTTCACTTGCTCGACGACGTCTATGCGTTTTGAGATGTTCTCCAGACGCTCCGTCATCTGACCGCCCCAGTACACGAGCGCGATCACGAGGGAAATATCGACCAGGAGAGATCCCGGCGGCACCTTGAGCTTTGCTGCATCAAACATTGAACTATTCCTCGACACTCACAATGGACACCCTCTGGCTGTTGTTGCCAGAGCTGAACTGAATCGACCGCGCCGTGATTGCGGCGCGATAGGTGCGATCCGAAAGGCTCGCGTCGTTGTCGGTGTAACTCGCCGAGCCGCTCATGTTTTGAGTCCAGATTCGCGCGTAGAGATTGCCCGGATACGGCTCGCTGTCGGTCTCATAAGACCAGCTCCCTGTGACGTTTAGGGTTGCAACCTCGGTCTCTGCTCCGCTGCCGATCTTTCGGTAGAGCTTGACCGTTGCCGAGATTGAGCCGCTCCCGGTGCCAGTCGACGAGCCTTGCATTTGCGTCCAGTTCCCGCTGTACGCATAGCTGACCGTGACGACCTTCGGGTCGCCATTGGTGCCGAACGGACCGACGGTGATCTGTGCAGTCGCCGAGAGGTCGCTCGTCTCCCCGCGGTTTGTAAGAGTGCCCGCCGAGAGTGTTCCGCCGAAATAGGCGGAGCCGTTTGTCTTGAGGTAGTAGGTCGCGTTCGCCTCGGTGCAGCTCGAGAGGCTTGCGAAGTACGGCCCGTACCATTCGATGAACTGCGAGGTGCTTCCGAACGGCGCGCCGGTGACCTTCATGTAGGAGCCGGTCGTCGTAATCGTGCGGCCGTTCGTGACGTCGACGCGGAAGCTGTCCGCGGAGTTGCGGATCGTGCCTGCGGTGAGCGTTCCGATGTTTGCCGTGATGCTCGAGAGATCGGAGACGCTGATCTTTCCGGCCGTGACCGCTCCCGCGAAGATCTTGTCGGTAGTGACGGCGCCTGCAAAAATCTTCGCAGTCGTGACTGCCTCGTCGCTGATTTGCGTAGAGATGATCTGCCCGGTGAGATCATCGGTCGGAACCGCCGTCGTCCAGGCGGAGCCGGTGTAGCGGTAGAGCTTCGAGTTCGTCGTCAGGAATACCATCCGCCCGGCGAATAGGCTCGTCGAAGGAAGCGCGCTGACGATCTCGTAGCCGATTTTATTCTTTGCGACCGTAAAGACCGCGGTATAGGTGACGCCGTTGTAGACCGCAGAGAGCGTCAGAGTGCCGACGTCGACCGAGAGAGCCGTGATGCGGTAGTAGCCCTTCGCCTGTCCCGAGACAGGAGTGTTTGTCGCCGTATTGATTGTGCCGGTGACGCCCGAGCCCGCGGTCGCCGAGAGGGTCGCGGAGGCCGTGACGTCTGTCGACCCCTGGTAGACCTTGAGCGTACCGTCTGCGCCCGAGAAGCTCGGGACCGAGCCGTCTGCATAGGCGAGAATCTGGAAAGCGCTTTTCGAGATCTGAATGTTGACCGCGTCCGCGCCGTTCGTACCGTTTGTACCGTTCGTGCCGTTCGTGCCGTTGGCGCCGTCCTGCGCGAGGAGGCTCGCTGCCGCCCATTCGCCCGAGGCGATTGAGTCGGTGCTGCTCGAGCTGATGGCGGTTGCGGTTGTGACCCACCGATAGGCGCCGCCCGTTGTCGGCATGGTTTGAGACCATCCGTTATTCACGCCACTCGCGACGCCTGTCGCAAAGGTGTAGGTCACGGTCGCCGAAGGCAGAGACGGTGCGCTCGAGCTCGCGGTCCGCTGGAACAGATAGATCGTCGCGGAATTTAACCCGTCGGCGCCATTCGTCCCGTTGGTTCCGTTCGTACCGTTTGTGCCGTTGCTTCCGTTCGCACCGTTTTGAACGAGGACGACCGGGCTCGCCCACTCGCCCGCGGCAATCGTGTCCGTTGCGGTATTCGAGCTTGCAGTCGCCGCGCTGACATAGAGCGGATCGGTCCCTGCCGGGATCGTGGCGCTCCATCCGTTCGTGAGGCCGCTGATCGCACCCGTCGAAAAGGTGTAAGTCACGCTTGAGGATGGAAGAGCCGGGCTCGATGTGCCTCGCTGATAAATGTAGATCACGGCGCCGTTCAGACCGGCGACGCCCTGCCCTCCGTCCTGGGAAACCAGAGACGGCGAGCTCCATTCGCTATTCGCGATCGAATCCGTGCTCGAGCTCGAGGCCGCTGTCGCCTGGATCGCCCAAAGGTAGCCGCCGCCCGAGGACGGGATTGCGCGCGTCCATCCGCTAGGCTGGCCGCTGACCGTGCCGCTCGAGAAGGTGTAGGTCGTCGTCCCTGCGGTCGCGACGCTGGGAGCGGAGCTGCTCGAGGTGCGCTGATATAGGAACACGGTCGCGGTGTTGAGCCCGTCGATGCCGTTGCTGCCGTTGCTGCCGTTGGCGCCATTCTGCGCGAGCAGTACCGGCGAGCCCCACTCGTTCGAGGCGATGGTGTCGGTCGAGCTGGAGGAGACCGCCGAGGCGACGATCACATAAAGAGGATCGGTGCCGGACGGGATCGACTTCGACCATCCATTCGAGAGCGTTGCCGTCGTGATCGTGCCGGTCGTGAAATCGAAGGTGACGGCGCCCGGATTGTCGCCAGGCGCCGACGCGGCTCGCTTGTAGGCGTAGACCTGGGCGACGTTGTTGCCGTTGGTGCCGTTTGTTCCGTTCGTCCCGTTGGTGCCTGCGTTACCCTGCCGCGCCTTCGTGACCGAGAACACCTTGTCGATCGAGTAGCTCCCGGCGTAAGTCGCGCGGAAGGCGACCGAGCCGGTATCGGCGGACATCGCGCTCACAGAGTACGCGCCGCTCGAGGCGTTGATCGAGGCGGTGACGTTGGTCTGTCCCAGGATCGAGAACGTGCAGGAGCTCGTGACGTCGGTCGTGCCGACGAAGACCTTAAAGTCACCGACCGCAGTCGCAAATGAGCTAACAGTCCCGGCGGAATCTGCCGGTACGGTGACCGCTTCGTTCGTAAGGTAACCGACCAGGGTCGGCGGTTTCGCGGCGATTGTCACCGAGCTCGAGGTCGAGTTCGGATACCAGTCCGAGCGAACGCGAGCGCGGCGAGTCCTGATCCAGTAGTAGCGGGCGGAGGTGTCGTTCGTGACGTGCTGAAAGTCGGACGCGCGACCGTCGAAGATCTTCGTCGCGGTTCCGCGATCGTTCGCGATTGAGGCGTAGAGCTCGACCGAGTCATAGGAGGCGGGATCGTTCGGGAGCGTCCAGGCGATAAGCGCAAAGCCATCCTGGGCGCTTGCGGTGAGGACGCCGATCGCAGGAGGCTTGCTGTCCTGGTCGGCCGTTGCGGTCTCCGGTGCCGGGACGAATTGGATGCGAAGGCACGAGCCCGCGAGGGATCGCTCGGAGATTACTGCGGGGTCGGCATAGCCCGCCCAGGGGTCATAGTTGTCGTCGTATCTTTTGAGCCCCTCGTTATCGAGGAACGTCAGGAAGCCGAGATAGGGCTGCGCGATCGGGACCGCGCCGGTGTTCGCGACGAATCGGTTTGTGAGATCCGGTGCCGAAACGGCCGAGCCATCGAGGAGCAGGAGCATCGAACCCGGACCGCCCGCGCCACCGGCGCCGGGATAGTATTTGTTCGGGTTCGCGTTGTGCATCGGCGGCATGACCGACGAGTTGCCGGACAAGTTGATCGTCGCCGACGCGCCGGTCGAAAACCCGCGCGATACTGTGCAGAGGCCCGCGCCTCCTGCGGCGCCTGTACCGCCAGCGGCGCGAAAATCTACTTTGTTTCCGCTCAAAATGCTGCCGCCAGGACCGCCGCCTGTACCGCGCAGATCAGTCGGGATTCCGGTCAGAGCGTTTCCCGAGACTTGTAGTTGGAGGTACGGGAAGCTCGCGTGTTTCCCTTGCGTGACGGGAACCGGGAGTGTGAGGAGCTTCGGGTTGCCTGACTTGTAGGCCGCGTGTGCGTCGATCCCGTCCCACCCGCGCGAGTTTCCGACCCAGCCCGGATTGCCGAGTGTGCTGGTTTGCGGGTTGTTGTCGTCCGCGACGCCGGGCAATCCGCCGCCGGTGCCGTTGATCGTTCCGTTGATCGTGAGGTAGCCCTTCACGCGGAGCTGCACGTTCCCGCTGACATTGATCGTGCACCCTTGCGGGATCGTGAGGTCGCCGTTGTGATACCAGATCGAACCCGCGGCCGTCATGTCGGCGCCGCCTGCGAGCGAATAGGTTCCGACAGCCATCACGCCTGCGGTGATCGTTGCGACGCTCGAGAGCGGCGTTCCGGTTGCGGTGTAGAAGGCGTCCGGGAGTGCGGTCGTCGCCGTCGTCGGCGAGAGCGCGGAGGCCGGAGAGGTCGAGCCGAAGAGCTCGAGCTGCACCTGGCCGGTGCGGTGATTGACGGAGATATTTTGGATCTCGAACGCGCGGTCGATGCTCGAGCCAGTCCCGGAGAAGTCGCGGACGCTCGCGAACTTCACGCGGACGACGTCACCGACCTCGAGCTTGTTCAGCGAATGGACGACCGTGACGGACATCCGCTCGGGCGGTGAGGCGTAGCGATCACGCAGAGAATCGACAAGCTGAAAGAGCAGCGAGTCGGTCGCGCGTCCGCCGTAGAGTCCCTTGAACTTGAGATCGAGAGGGTCCGCACGGCCGTGAATAGCGACGGACGTCGCGTCGATCAGCGAGGTCGTGCGGGAGTAGTCGGAGCCGGTCCAGTTCCAGGAGATGCGGAAGACATTGTGGACGTCTTCCATGTCGTGCGTGAGCTCGCCGACCTGGATCGAGTTCGATTCGTCGAGCGTTGCGACGGTTCCCGCGTCCGATAGAACGCGCGCCGCTCGCTTGAGCCCGAGCGCGCCGTCGGCATAGACCGGCATGAACATCCCGAGCAGGCGACAGATTTCCTCCTCGAGGAACTTCTTGCCGTCGGTTTTCTTTAGACCTTCAAATCGAACGATGACGCCTTGGTCCGCGCCGTCCCATATATCCGAGCCGATGCCGGTGTAGTCCGCGAGACGGATCAGAGCCGCGCTGATTCCGAGATGCCAGGTCGACGGGAGAGTTGCGTTGTCGCCGTAGAGAGTGCCGGTGAGGATGGCATAGGCGAGCTTGACGGCCGGGAGCTCGAGGTAGACGTGCTCCGAGACCTTCTCGCGACGCGCGGATGGTGTTGCGGCGTCGACGTCGTACTTGCTCGCGATCGTCCCGAGGACGCCACGAGTGCACCCGGTGAAAGTTGTCGCGGTCTTGCCGGTGTAGCGGATGACCTCGTCGCGGATCTTGATGTAGCCGACGGTCGAGTTCGCGGCGTCCGAATAGCTGGAGCCGTGATACACAGTCGAGAAGCCGCTCGTCGAGCTGACGTAGACGGTCGTGTCCGTCGCGCTTAAAGACTGCGCGAGGGTTGTCTCGGCAAGCGAAAAGATGTCCTTCTTTGCGGAGCGCTGAACGTCCGCGCAGGAGATCGAGTAGCGCCCGCGGTCGTAGGCCGCCTGGGTGACCTGTTGCGTTCCGACCATGACGAAGTCGTTGAACGAGAGCCCGGCGTAGCCCAGGTAGAAGCGCACCTGGCGCTGACGGAGACCGACGTCATCGTTGAGTCGTTCGCGGATCTCTGTCGTGAACTCCGCACCGACGTCGACGACGGAGAACGATGCGGAGCCGATCTCGCTGCGGCCCTCGATCGGGTTCAATCGCTGCGAGACGATGGACGGTTCCTGGAGCGCGCCTTGCAGGACGGTTCCAGGCACGTCGGCGATACCGCTGTGCGAGGTGATGTAGATCGAATCGACGGGGTACTCGATCTTGACTACGAACCGCGGCTCTTTAACCGAGGACGTATTGAGTACGTTGAAGACTTCGCCGTCGGTACGCATCAGGCCTCCTCGAGGTCAAAGGTGACGCGCATCGCATCCTCGCTCGGCGAGCTGCCGGTCCCGTCTTGCCGCTCGAGGGAGTAGTTCGCCTGAACACGGCGCACGGTGTAAGTCGTGCCGAGCGACGCGACGGTGCCATACGGTGAGAACGTGAAGCTCTCCTGGGCCTCGACGGAATGCAGGAACTCCTGGAGCGCGGCGAGCTCGCTCGAGCTTGTCACCATTGCGGAGACTGACCAGGTCATCTTCCCGTAGTAATAGAGCGTCTCGGTCTTGTCAGATAGCGTCCGCTGAACCTCGGAGCCAACCTTGCGCCCGATCGCGAGACCGGCCTCAATGACGCGGAGATTTAGCGAATACTGATCGCCGGAGCTATGCCCGGCGATGACGGAACGCTTTGCGGTGTAGACGACTGCGGTCATTAGGTGCCCCCGATGAGTCCGGCTTGTCTGCTGTTGCCGTTGATAAAGACGACGTCGCGATCATTGATCGCCTCGGAGAGCTGACCGATCAGCCAGTCGGCGGTCTCTCGGCTCGAAAAGACGCTGCCCTGGACGACGACCTGGGCGATTCGCGAGGGTTGCTGCTGTTGCAGGCCCGGTGTCTCGCGCGGCATTGCCGCGGAGCTGCTCACCCCAGCGCTCCCCGCAGAGCCACCCGAAGAGCTGCCGGGCTGCGTCTTGCGAATCTGCGCGACTTGCTTCAAACCGGACGCGATGATGCTCGCGACGGCCGCGATGTTTGCCGGATACGGGACGTCCTTGTATGCCCGAGCGGCGCCCGCGTAGGTCGAGATGAGCGCCTGGGCAATCGCGAACTTTTTGTCGGATGCGAAGAGCGCACCCATAATCGAAGTTCCCGCAGAGAACAACGACTCGCGCAAAGTCATTTCTTTGTCGTACTGCTGCGTTTGTAGGTCTTGGTATTCGATACCGAAGAGCTGCGCGAGCTGCCCCATCGTGCTGTACTGCCAGGCCGCTTGATCGACCACCCGTTGAATGTGATCCGACTGCAAGGTCTCGAGGTTTCCGTAGTGTTGAACCTTGAGCGCCTCGATCATCTGCTGATCGGTCATCATGCTCGTGAGGTCGAGGCCTTGCTGTCGACCGTCGACGCCTTCCATGCGACGCTCGGCAGCGGTCTTCTCACCCGGTCCTGTCGGTCCGACGACGCTGGTGATTTTCGCGGCGGCAGCGGCGGCTCGCTCTTCCATCTTCCGCGCTTTCTCGTCGAAGATTGTCGCGGCATTGAAGACGTCACGCCCGGCCTGGAGAGCGGCGCCTGCGGCTCGCTCGGAATTCGCAAGTGCGCTATTTGCGGATGCGGTCCAAGCGTTCGCCATCTGTTGAGCGCCGTCGGAAAAGATCCCGACAATGTCAAGCGCCCCGGCGCCGATACCGATCAAAACTCCGCGGATGTGCTCGAACACCGCAATCACCGTCTGCGCGAGCGCCTCGACGGCCTTGATCAGCGCGACGACGGTTATGCCGAAGTAGCGGCCCGCCTGGTCGGCGCCTCCAAATGTCTTCATCAGATTCGAGAAGCTATCGAGGAGGACACCCATCGCGGGTGATGCATTCGAGATCATCACGGTCGCAAGGTTTTGGAATGCGGTCCCGACAAACGCGGCCTCATCCTTCATCTGCGCGATGCGCGAGATGTCGAGGTCGGTCAGCTTTGCACCCATCTCCTCGAGGCGAACGCCGACTTCATTGATGCCCGAGCTGCCCTCGGCTAAAAGGCCCGCGATGTCCTTCGCACCCTTGCCGAAGATGTCCTGGGCAGCGGCGGCGCGTTGGTACGGGTTCTCGATTCCCGCAAGCGCATCCGAAATCCGAATGAAGGCCTGGTCGGGCGCGAGCTGTGCAAGCTCGGCGGCGTTGAGGTTCAGCGAGGCGAAGGCCTTCGAGGCTTCCTTTTGACCGTTGACTGCATCGCCGAGCGTCGATGACATCTTGGTCAGCGCCGTATTGACGCCGTCGACCGAGCCGCCCGACTGCGTTGCCGCAAGCTGTAGGAGGTTTAGCTGCGCCGCGGACATCCCGAGCTTGTCGCTCATGTCCTGGAGTGCGTCCGCTGCCTCGATGCAGCGCCCCGCAAAGGCGACCACCTGGCCGACGCTGAACGCCGCGAGGACCGCACCGCCGACCATCTTCAGCGACTTATTCAGCGCCGCGACAGCATCGCCGGACGTTTTCATCTGGCGCTGCATCTTGTCGATCTCGGAGCGCATCTGCGCCGAGTCCGCCGCCATTTTGACGACTAGGGTGCCTATATCAGCCATGCTTCACCATTGCCTCGAGAATGCGGCGCTGCTCCGAGATCTCTTGACCTCGAGGTGCCTGCTTCTTTGTAGGGATAAAGTCGGACGGGACGAAAGGCTTGCCGCCCTTCTTCGTGCCTGCTGTGTTCGCCGTCGCCGCGGCAAGCATTCCTGCGCGCCAGCTCTCGATCTCGTAGCCGAAAGGCTCCATCGAGTAGAAGGCGAGCCAGTAGGTAAACTCGGCAGAGCTCATGCTTTCCATGAGCTCACCGACCGGCCGTCCAAACTGCGCCGCGAGCCGGAACCACATCAGAAGTTCCGACTCGCTCGCTAGTTTTTTGCGGCGATTTCCCTCGCAGCTTCTCCGAGACCCGAGGCCTCGATGATGTGCTTCGAGATCTCGGCGAGAACGGCGCCGTCGAGGTTTGCGAGATCCTTCGCATCCTCGAACAGGCGCGCTCCGCTCTCGTCACAGAGACCGAGGACCGCGACCTTAAAGTCGGCCAACGGTTCGCCGCCCTTCTGCGCTTCCGCCGCCATCTGCTGAAGTTGGATGCGCTCGCCGCCCGTTAATCCGCGGACGTAGAGCTTCAGACCGCCGACCTCAACCTGGCGCACCGATGCGCGTCGGAAGGTGTCGACGATCTGCGCCTTCAGTAGGTCGCGACTCATTACGGAGTCACCGTCGGCAGAGCGGTTAGCTCGATCGTCACGTTCGCCACGATCTCGGCGCCTTCAGCCGTCAGCGCGTCGATTTCGAACTTCGTGATATAGCCGCCGAACTGCACCTGATAGGCGCTCGCATCCGGGAGGATGATCTGATAGTTCGACAGCGTTCCCGCGACGAGCTTCGTCCGCATCGCTTCGTGAGCGTTGTCGGCCGGATCGAAGAGGAGCTTCAGCTCCACATTCTGCGGATCGTGCGAGCTCATCAGGCGCGTCGGGTAGGACGAGCCCATCGTGTAGGTGTCGACGATCTTGCGAGCGTATCCGCTCCACTTGATCTCTTGCACCTGGGCAATGGTCGCGAAGGTTTCCGGTGAGGCGGCGTTGCCGACCTTAAACAAGGTGCCGGTCGAAATGTTTGCAGGCATTTTGATTACTCCAAAAAAAACCGCCAGAGGCGGTCGTTGTTAAAAAAAAACGGCGCCCGAAGGCGCCGAACTATCTGCGGTAGCTAACCCAACTATCGAAAGACGAACTCGAAATCTTGTTGAACGATTCGCATCGTGCGATCACCCATTGCGTCCGCTTGCTCCTGCTGCTGCGAGAGCCTGGACATTAGGACCGTGACTCCGCTCTGTGTCCCAGACCACCCGTCGAGTCCTGCGCGGATCGCCTCGGCGACCGGCGACACTTGCGCCATTGTTTCGCCGACGGTCTCGATTCGGAGAATCGCGCGCTGTAGGAGCGGGTTGTTTCCCAGGGTGCGAGCCATGCCCTGTCCGCTTGTGCGACTGACCGCGATGGCGGGGAGCTGCGGCTCCTGGACGATGATCTCACGGTAGACGCGAGACCCGGCGCCGGTGTTCAGCGCGGAGACCTTCGCGATGATTGCGTTCTCGATACTCACGAATCGACGAGCCCCTCTGCGTCTGCGGCCTTTTTTTGCATTCGACGCTCGAGGCGTGAGAGCCCCTGCGCGAGGATGCGTTGAAACTCCGGGATGATGTCGGTGCGGGTTGCGTTCCAGGCCGGAGTAAACCAGGGACGCGCCGGAACCTGGCCCGAGCTAGAGCCGCCCTTCCCTTTTGTCTTGTTCCCCTTGCGGAGCCATCCGGTCGAGCGAGTTCCGACACGGTGACCGAACTCGATCAGGTGACCGTAGAAAATCCCTTTCCGCTTTCTGTCGTAGTAGACGTTATGCAGCGCCTTCGCTTTCTTGTCTGACTTCTTCGGCCCGACCTGGACCTCGACGACGTTTGTCCCTCGAGGCTTGACTGTGACAATTCGAACCGACTCGGCGAGCGCGCCCGATCGAGCGAAGCTTTCCGCGTTCGAGGTTGCCTGGCGCTCGAGCTTAATCAGCGAGCGACGGGTTGCTCGAGTAAGGAGCCGCTTACCGGCCAAAGCATCGAGCTCGGTCAGTCGCGCCTCGATCTCCTTCAATCCCTCAATGCGAAAATCCGTGATGATTGCCATCAGGTAAATCGCTCGACGCAGAGTAGCTGGAGCTCGCGGTTGCGCTCGTCGCGATTGATCACCGACTGGATGTCGAAGTAGCGCGAGCCAAACTTGACGCGATCCTTCGGCGTGAGCGTCACGCCAGAGATCGGACGGATGACGATGCGCGTCGAGATCTCGCTCTGCATCTGCGCGGCGGCGAAATACTCGCGACCGTTGAGCGGTTCGACAGACGCCCAGACCGTACCGAGCGCCGTCCAGGTCGGCGTCTGGTCTCCGTACTGGTCGATCGCGTCGGTCGCCCGCTGAACGGTGACCCGATGTCGAAGGCGCCCGGCCTGCATTAGAACACCTTGAAGGGTGACAGGAGCGCGGTGAATCCGAGCGGAAACTCGGTGACGATCGTCCCGGTGAGCGTCGCTTCGCGGTTCTCGTAGAGGTGCGCGATCATCAGCTTGATCGCCGCCTTGATCGCTGGCGGCACATCCGTCGGCGCACCGTAGCCCGCGACGTAGCGGATGCGGACGTCGTTGATGTGACCTCGAGAGCTCGGCCAGGTCTGGTTATAGGCCTGGAAGATCTTCCCAGGTTGCGCGAACGGGCCCGCGTCGTTGACGACCTGGTAGGTGTTCGCTGCGAGCGTCTGCGTGTT